TCTCGATAGGGATCTGTGCAAATCTCATGTTTTGCCTCCTTATTTTGTAAAGTAGTTAGCCGATATATTGACGATATACCGCTTGATTGTATGATCTTCTTCTTCCATAGGTTGTGCAAAGGGTGATCCTTTGGTAAAGTAAATCCTTCCTTCGTCAAACTTGATGATCTGCCCACCGTCTTTAAGCGCTTCGTTGATAGAATTCAAGATCCTGTCAGCCGTAGCCCATGAAGTCGCACGAGTACAGATAGAGCCGGTGATGAATACCGGTGAAAGATAGTTGCCGAAAACCTTTTGATAGGTGATATACCCTTCTTTAAGGTTTGCGCCGTCCGGTATCGACGTTTCTTCATACGCCGTGCCAAACTGAGTCCAAAACGAATGTAAAGCCTGTTCTATATCCATTATGGTAAACTCCACTCTTCCGCCTCAACCTGCCTCAGATCAAGACTTGCGCTATTCGGGGTGTAATTATCGTTACCGTCCGATGTAATGCGAAATGTCTTACCGTCCCTCTCACGGCGTACTACGTCGTTAAATTGCAAGTTGACATTTCTCTTACTAGAGATCGTGTACCGGTTTTTTACACCGTCTTTTTCGGCTATTCTAGCTGCCGTGGACGTGTCGAAGGTAAACGCAAGGTAGATAGTAGCACCGTCTACCCACGTTACCTCATAGCCACCACGTCCGTCAGAAACATTTACTTTGTTTAAGATCGTCGCTTTTTCGTATGCTTCGCTAAGTAAACTCATAGAATACCCCTCAATCGCCTGTACTTATTAAGCCTATCGCCGTAAAGCGCTTGCCACGAATTCGGGTTGCTTGAAGATCCTTTGCTTGAAGCACTAGCCCCACCCTTTGAATAAGAGTAGTTGCCCATGCTTTCAGACGTGTACGGTGACATAGCTGCACTATCTACGCCGCCGTACTTTGTCTGCCAAGCGTCAATTTCTTCCGCCAATGCCACAAAGTCCTGTGGAATTGCCAAAAGCCATACTGAGCCTTCGAATTCTCTTTCGTTTATGAGTTTAAGCGAATTATCATACTTATATACGCCCCTGTTGAAGACACTCCCTAAAATACGAAAGTATTGACCTTCCTGTATTTCAGTAGGCATATTTACCAACGCTTCGTTTTCAACCTTGAATTTACCCATATGCTTTGATACAGGAAAATAGTTGTTTACTTCGTGGCATAATTCCGTAAGTATCTTCTCCATAAGCGCACTCCCTTAATTTGTACCGATAGTCATGATCTTCACCCTGTTAGCCTTCTGCTTCCGGTGCAAGTTTTGTAAGTCCGGCAAGTGACCATACCTGCTCCTGTGTCTTAGTACCCTTTGTCTTCTGAACAACGAATACCTGTTCACGAGGGTTGTCAATCTTAGCCGTACCGTTCTTGTCAACGTCTGTGATGATTTCCTGTAAGCCGCTACCCATTGAAGGTCTGAGTCCTACCTTTACTGAGTCAAACTCACTCCAATCGTTAGCAAGATCATTCATCGTAAACGCCAAGAACCAACCTGCGCCCCAATAGTCAGTAAGTGCGCTGCCGTTGTCGACATACTTCAAGTCACCCTTGACAGTATTCTTACCGAATACAACGCCGGTCTGCATATCGCTTACTTTTGTGCCGAAAAGTGTTGCCTCACCGTCTTCGGCTTTAACCGTGAGGCTTACGAGGGGTTTGAGTCTACCGTATAGATAGCAACACCGTCAGCGTATTCCGCCCAAAGTGTCATGCCCATAAGCGCAAAGGACTCACCTACGGCATTACCGTACTTACCTTCGGCGTGGAATCCGATAAGGTTTGTCTCGCCGTCAACACGGTATCCAAGTCCCAACTTCTTGAAGTCTGAGTCACTAGGATCGATGTAGTAAAGATCGATGTTCTCAACCGGAAGTGCGATAACTGTACCCTGTTCAAGGTCAATATCGCTTAAAAGGAAGAGGGTTGAATAACCGAGGAAGTCCTTTACATAGTTAAGTCCGAAAGCGCTCTGTACTGTGATCGTTGCTTCACCAAGATACTCATAAAGATCGTTAAGGTTTGCAAAGCCCACTACGTCTGTGACGCTCTTTCTCATGGAGGCAAACTTGTTAAGCACCTTGCCCTTAGCCTGTGCAAGACACTTCTGCCAAGTTGTAGCGGTACCGGTTGTTCTACCTGTTGTATCACCGAGGAACGTATAGAAGTCAGTAAGTACCTTGTTCTGCAACTCTACAAGGAACTGATCGTCAGTTTTCTGTATTGCTACTTCCGCACCGTACTTAGCAACGGACTCGATTGAAACCGCCTTTGCATACTTGCCGAGGTCAATGTCAGCATAAGCGACCGGAATTACCTCAAACTCTGTGTAAGGAATTTCGTCACCTTCACCTACCGATGTACCGCCAACAAGTGATCCGTTGTCCTTGATCTGTGTCTTATAAGAAGTCAGCTTCGTACCCGGCTGCTTCTTAATAGGGCGCATAATACCCATAATGTCACGAAGTGCCTGCCAATTTCTTGCAAAGCGTGTGACAAAATCGATTTCACGAACGGTTACGCCGTCGAAATCTGCCTGCTTAGTCAAATTGTCTTTAGCCATTGTTCTTTCTCCAATCTTTGAATTTTAGTACCCAAAAAGGTTTGGGTTTTCGGCAATAGCCTGTTGTCTTGCGACACTATCCTTTATTGCCATTATCTCTTCTTTCGACTTGTAGGTGTTACCCTTGCCGTCGTTCTTTGGCGGTGTAGGTGTCTTAGCACCCTTTGTTTCCTGTTTGGAAATGAAGTCACCCCATTCAGTTTTGATACTTTCAGACAACTTTTCCGCCTCTTTGCACTTGCCGTTTTCGTCCAACTCCAAAGAGTCAATATCAGAAACTTTCATCACAGTAGCAACGTACTTATCAGATACACCGGCTTCGTTAAGAAGTGTCCGGTAGGCGTCTTCTTTAGCCTTCCTTGTTTCCTTTGCCGTGATCTTCGTCTTGTAGTCGTTGTACTCAGAATTGAGTTTGTCGTACTTCTCTTTGTAAGAGCCGTCCTTTTCGTAGCCTTCAACCTTCGTCTTCAAGTCGTCACGTTCCTTTGTCAAGGCTTCGATCTGTGCGACCTGTTCCTTGTAAGTGTCACGCTCCTTCTTTAATCCTTCGGTTGTTTCGGTATGAGCCGTGATTATTTCGTCAATCTTATCGGCTTCAATGCCCAAAGCTGCTAAAAATTTTCTTGTAAGTGCCATAAAAGATCTCCTTTACTTCGGTATAATTTGCTTTTTATATTTGATCCTAATGTCTTTTTAACACAAACACAGGCGGAAATCAAATGAAAATCTGCGTTTTCATTTAAAAACCTGCGTTTTGAGCCTGTAATTCTAACCAATGGGCGTATTCTTCGACGTGTGCGGTGACTCCGTACTGTATAAAATGCCTTGCCGGTACGCCGTTCATCGTGCCAAACTCTTGATATTTACCGTAGAATACGTTTGTTCCCACGTCTACGCCCCTGTTATCGGCGTGAATATTCCAATCGATAGAGTCACGAAGGTTGCCTGTCTTAACAGGACAAACCCCCTCAGTTTTAGCCGTTGAAGCTGCGTCTGAGCCTACGGACGAAAGCCATAAGGTTATAGCCTCTTCCATTTTGGCAAGCACTTCTTCTTTGTACGAAGTGAATTCTACCTTGTAACCGCCATTTGTTACGGTGTACTTCTCAGCCATAAAGAGTCACCCCCTTTTATATGCCCACATAGCCTTAATAAACTGTTGACGTGTTTCTGCTTCTTCTCTTTCAAGATCCTGTATTTGTCCCTTCGTCGACGTCTTCCACTTATACCAATCATCAAAGTAGTTTTCCTTTAACCACTTCTCGTAATTAGTCCGGTCTTTAGAATGATCTATGCCTTTGATCTGGGACAAAAGGGTACAACGACAGTTGTAAACCTCTTGCGGTGCGCCGTGAGGATCTTTAGGAAACCTCAAAGGCTTCTGTAAGTAGCCTACACCAAATAAGCCTTGTTCGTTCGGGTGCGTTCCGTCTAGGAATAAATGACTATCCCTTGTTCGGGCGTCGTGAATGGCACTCCACGTTTTCTCCATTTCTAAGCCGTATTTCTTGCCCTCTTCGTTGATTATCTCAGTAGCGTCATAATAGCCTTGATTTCGAGCTGCGCCGGTAGCCGTTCGAGCGTTTCGGATAGCTGCGTTATAGTCCATGTTAGTCACTTGCATAAGCCTGTTCGCTATCTGCGGAATACTCTCGCCTTGAAGTATGCCCTGTGAAATAGCCGTGGCAATATGCTTCTTATTCCACACGAAGTCCTTGCCTATGTTCAAATTGACGTTTATGGGCAATAACTGAGGGCTTTTAGCAAGGAAAGCAATAGCA